TTGCGGTCAGCTTTTTGTCCCCTCCGACAGATGCAACCAAATTGATCGCATCAACTGAAGACTGAGAAACGTCATTAGCAACATACCAGGCTGAAAGGTTGGAAAATAACCATACTGCCGCGTCCTCGGTAGATATGGTATAAGTAGAAGCACCTTCAATTAATTGGGTACTGTACGGGTCAATAACCACATTGTTTGATCCGATGTTTTTAATGCAGATCGGATGGGTGAATGACGCCGCGGCATACAGGTTGATCGCCACGTCCCCGGCGGTCGTATTGACAAGTATATAATCATCATCCACCGTGGCCGTATACGTAGCAGATTTTTCCAGAACGGCAATATTCGGGGATTGAATTTTTACGTTATCCCACTCATAAACAGTCGTTCCGTCCGTGTCCGCAATTACGATCTTGTATACCCCGTCCCCATAAACCTGAACCGTCCCGTTACTCCCCAATGTTCTGGTTGTGTAAGGATTGGTCTTTTCCTTTTCGGTCCATACGTTTTTTGCCGTCGAGGTGCCGGCGCTGTAAAAAGAAACCGTGTACCCAGAAGCAATAGCGTTTGTCCGGTAGTCGTGGACCGGACTCATTAGAACGTCAATCTGTAAGGCTCTGGTGGTCATCTTATGGCCTCATTTGAACCGGATCATAAGACCGGAAATGTTTTTTAAGTTGGTTGTAATATTTGGTTGCAAGCATTGCGATGGTTGCCCCTTTGCCAGAGGTAAGGTCAACCCCGTATTCGGGGGCCAGCTCAACGGCAAGGTTCCAAATCAAAGCGTTTAAGGTTTCCGGAGGGCCGTCAAAATTGTCGGTCGATGAGTCAAAGTCTTCAATCACCCGTTGAACGCTCATTATGATCCGGTCTGTGATGTCGGTGGTATCGCAAATCGGCCAGACATAAAGCTGTCCATCGGTAATATCAGGGTTGTAGTGGACCTGAAGGACCCTGCCCATTGATTCCTTGTCGGTCTGAGACAAAAACTCGGTCCTGCTGGTGACAATATCTAACACCGTGTCCACATCGTCGGTGTCCCTGACTCGCGCCTCTAAAATCATGGTCGGTCTGGCTATTTTGGTCGTGTAGGTAAACACCCAATTATCGACCGCCGCCGCCCCGGTTAAAGCCGCTGTCAAGGTAACAACGTTTGCCGCCGGGGTGCCGTTTACCGTTGTCCATTCGATTGTCCCGCCGTCAAGCTCTATACCGATATAATCCCCATTGGTAATATCGTCGTCATCGTCAACCGTGATCGTGCTTGCCGCAGAAGCCGCCGCCGAAGCGAGCTGAGTCTTAAACGAGTCCGACAAAAGCCCGCAGTTCCCCGTCCCGGTCGGTCCAAGCGTGTAAAATTGGGTGTTGTATTGTTGGTGAAGACAAACTTCTTCATTTAACCAAAGAATAATACCATCCGTCTGCCAGGACTTAATAAGGGCATTCAAAATATTTGACCCGTCCGTTATATCTTGGGCAGGCACAGTAAGAGCAGGATCGATTTTCCTTAGCCTACGAAGCGCAGTTGTAATAATCTGATCACGATTTAAGGTCCAATTTACAGAGCCGCTAGTTCCCATAATTTCTCGCTTGATTAATATTTAAATTAATGATATTTATATATGGCAAACCGATAACAAAGGAGGAACAAAAATGGCTTTTCATCTTAAAAAAAGAATTTGTGAACAATGTAAAAATGTTTTTGACCCAAAAAACGCAAGGGATAAGTTTTGTTCTGATAAATGCAGATTTTATAGTAAAATAAATATCGTAAATAAAACCGAGTGTTGGACATGGACCGGATGGAGCAATAAAAAGGGTTACGGTCGCTTTGGTATAGACGGAAAAAATTGGCTCGCACATAGAGCGATGTGGCTTTTTGTATATGGCATTCTGTCCGAAGAACAATGCGTTCTTCATAAATGCGACAACCCGACGTGTGTAAACCCGCATCATCTGTTCTTGGGAACACCACAAGACAATGTTGCCGATTGTGTTTTTAAGAACAGACAAGCTAAGGGAGAGAAAAAACCAAAGGCAAAGTTGACAAAAAAAGATGTTATTGAAATTAGAAAAAACACAGCCATTGGTGGATATGGGATTTGCCCTATCCTTGCTAAAAAATTTAACGTGTCTATCGCAACAATTTATAATATTAAATATAAACAAAGTTGGAAACATGTTTAATATTTCTCCGGGAAACCAGGTCCAAAAACGTCTTTTCGGCCTTTATCATCAACATCAACGTCGGCCCACCTCCAGCCGTGACGGTTTACCTCATCGTGTTTGTTGATTTTCCATCCTCTCGACACATCACACCAGGTGGAAGATATTGCGCTGTTCTTTGTTCCGGTCTTGTAAATTTCGTAGGTGTCGCCGTTGTTCCAGGTGATAGAATCATCGGTCGTGATTTCGTGTTCTTTCACGGTGGCAATCAGGCTGCTTTCCCCGGATGTGGTGTTCTCAATGTAAAGGTCGGCAATCGCCCCGGATATGAAAAAATCGGTAGTTCTGTCCCGGAGCGTAGTCGCTGAGTCTGTCCCGCCGTGGGTTCCGGTTGCCAGATACTCGGAATCTATGTGCCGTTCTCTTTGGGCTGTTTTTGCCATGTTCCGTATCCGTACAGCTTTTTGTCTTTAGTTTTTAATATGGTTGATCTATCTCCAAAAACAGCAACTTTTATCCCCCTGCCCATTGCCAGTCCTATCCAAAATTCAACACCGGGTTTTTCAAATTCATATTCGGAGCCGAGTTCCATATTGACTCCGTATAAGTCTATCTCTGTGGCTCCATCATAGATCGCTAATGCCAGCGCGTAATCAACGGTGTTTGAAAAGTAGTCCACACCGAAAAATTCAATAATTTCTTTAATAGGATAATTGGTAAGGTCGTAATAGGGGATATTATTTTCACTCGCCATCTTTCTTGATAGCCTATCCATCTTCGCCTCAAAATCACCCCATAAAGAATAATCGTTCATGTCAATTATTCTTTTAACAAACGGCCTTTTGGTTGATTGGCAAATGCCCCATGTTTCCCCTTCCTTTGGGGCATTTGCACAGCCATAACCCTTACCAATAAGAATGACCTTCATTATGCAGCAGTCGTATCAAGTACGGGAAGTATCGTTGCAATATCTACTGTCGTAATATAGTTTCCTGCGGCACGGGCAAGGTTAATATCAATGCTCGCAACATAGCCGGTTGTCGCTGATGCGAGGGAAATCAGCCGGTTGTCGGTTATGTAAAAAAGGTCTGCATCGTCGTCTATAACAAGCGTTGCGGCCTCAATCATATTCCCATCGATAATTGACGCCCAAGAGCTTGTCATTCCAGACCCGGCAACAATTCCAGCAGCAGCAGAATCAACCATCCTGTTTCGCAAGATTTCAGTTCCTCCAGCCTCTCCGGTTCCGAAAGTGATATAAGAGGTGACAAAAGCGCCTTCAAACCGGCAATCAATTACCTTCAAGAAAGGCGAAGCCGTTGCCTGGATGCCGATTGTCGTTGTGGCCGTCGCGCTGAACGTACAGCCGATAAACTGGATTCCGCTTGAAGATGACGCCAAAGTTACAATCGGTGATGCGTCTGCCGGAGCTTTAAACCAGATGTTTATAAACCGCGTCCCGTAGTTCCCGGCATTTACCGGAACGTGGTTGCCGGTTATCCCCGGCTTGGAATTTGCATCGTAAGAGCCACAACCGATAACATCGCATTTGTTCGGGAAAGCAACCAGATCGGCGGTTTCAGTATCGGCGCAATAATAAATCGTGTTGCGCCTGGCCCATCTGTCAGACCCGCGTGCAATGTCGGCGTTGCTTACGGTAACAGCTTTTGCAAGCGTTTTGAAAGCATCGTCCCAGCTTCCGCCTTTGTTCGTGTCATTTCCTGAATTGTTATCAACAAAGTAAGTTGACCCGCTTATGTCTTGGTTTCCGGGGCCATAAATCGGAATCCCAAAACTCGTTATTCCGTTTGGATAATTCGTTAAACCCATATTGTTTCATCCTTTCTTGGAACACCCTGAATGGTTCATCAGGCTGCCCGGAAGGCTTGCACTTCCGCTTACCCCTTTGTATTGGGGAGTAGGGTCTTCGCCTATCCCCCCAAGATTGTTAAAAAAGTATTGACTTTCATACCATTTATTATATAATGTAATAAATGGAGGTTAATTATATGAAACGTTATAAAATAAAAAAACGTTGGGGCGTCGGTGAGACTGTTTTGGGTAAAGGATATAAAGGCGTTAAAAAACCGGATCATCCGTTTGCCACAAAAGCCGGATATGTTATGGAGCATCGAGTTATTATGGAAAAACAGCTCGGTCGCCATCTTTACCCATTTGAAAAAGTTCACCATATTAACGGAGACCCTTCCGATAATCGCATCGAAAACCTTGTTGTTATCAGTCAGCGTCAACATGCAAGAAGCCATAAATCCCCCAACATAAAATGGGAAAAACTTGAAAATAAATCTTGGCTGAAAGAACAATTCATAAGCCTCGGTAAATCCCCAACTCTCATTTCAAAAGAACTTGGCTGTTGCCATCAGGCGGTTAGGCTTGCCCTTCAAAGACATGGCTTTCGCAACATCCCAAACGGCAAGCCCCGCCCGCCGATTAAATATCCAGAATTACACGATCCAAAATGGCTTGAAGGAAAACTTAGAACCATGAGCCAAAAGAAAATTGCTGAACTTTTGGACTGCAACCAGTCTATGGTTTGCAGATACCGTGTAAAACATGGTTTGAAACTCATTGTTAAAGAACCTATCCCCGGAAGACGCAAAAGCGCCTAACTATGCGGGAACGTTACAATAAAAGCATTGCGGGTCAGAAATTTCCGCTGACCACCTTTGGTCAACTTTTACCATAACATCCCCGGTCTGAAAGTCTTTGTCCCGCGCAAAACGGGTCTTACGGCTCCAGAAGAAGATGATCCCCCGGCCTTCCATCTGCATGATCCAGCTATCCGTATCGGTCATCTGCCGCCACACCTTTAAATCGATGTTTCTGCCAGACTTGGCATAGGCCGAAACCGCACGGTTGCCGGTATCGGGACGCTCTGAAGATTTTAAAACCTCAAGCGCCTTTTGTTCGTACTGTGGAGGCACCCACAGGCTTCTGACTTTCTTCATGATCTTTTGCTGCCGGTGGTTATACTGATTTTCAGCCGCCACCAGGTTGGTCCAGAAAGTCGAATAGGTCAGGTCTGAACTGGTTGCATAGTTGCTGAAAGTGGAACCGTCCAGGCGGTCGTGCGTGGCCGATGCCAGCGCATCCCCAAACCGCGTGGTATGGTAGGTTGTAGCCGTGGCGTAATTGAAAAACTTGGCGATCTCGGTCTCAATCGTTTCCTCGGCCGATTCCCCCAAGTCGTAAAACAGCTCTTTCAGGCTTCCGTCACTTCCACCGGATAATTCATAGAGGTTGTCGTCAATGGCTTCCTCGGTAATCCTCACCGCTAAAGCCTTGACACCATGCACCCAGGTCTGCTTCGGTCCGCCAATCTGCGTATCGTAAGTAACCGCAGCGCCCTCGCCCTTGCTTCTCAGCGTCCCCAACCCGGAACGAATGGCGTCTTCTTCCTTTGCCTTTTTGGAAGTCTTGATCGTAACCAGGTCCTTCCACATGCTTGCCGCCCGTTTGTTTTCGTAGCTGTCAATGGCAACCATAAACAAACCGGGTAAGTACTCATTGTTAAAACGTCCTCTTGTAAACATTGTTTTATCTCCTTTCCCGGTTTATTTAGATGCCAAGCCCGACAACATCATGGAACCAGTGTTCGTTGATCTGGACAATCCAGCGAGCGTGACAGTTCGTATCATCCGCAACCGTGTCATCTTCGTGGGGCCGGATGAGCCGTACATTGAGGGCCGCAGTGGTTGCGGCGGTGTCGGAATCGATCTCCTGCTTTGAAATCCCGGTGTAGGCATTGCCGGCGCATAGAGTGCCGGAAATGATGTCGGCGTTCTGACCGACTTCGGCAAGATCGATTGCGTTGGTGACTCCGTCCTCAGCCGCGATAAATAGCTGATTCGGATGGTCGGCTACCATGACATACCCGGCGACCGTGCTGTCTCCAGCCTCTGCCGCAACAATCCGGTTAACCGGCGCCATGTCCTCGTCGAAAATGGCAATGACGGACCCTAAAAGATGCGCTCCGCCGTCGGGAACCGCGCTGTCTTCGATTATCGGCATTGTACCGAACCTCGTTGCTAAAGCGGTCCCGCCATGTCTGACAATATCGTTGTGATAAATGTTGATGGTAGGTGCCGTCGCAACCGCATACAGATTGGCGCGAAGCACAGGCCCGTAAGGCTGAAAGCCGAAGGGGGCGTCTATGGAACTAAAATCTTTACCCATTGTCGAGTCTCCTTATTCCTCGACAACCAGGTCACCGATTTCCTCGTTTGCGCTTCTAACATCTTCATAAACTGCCTCATCCTTTGAACCGATCTTGTATTCAGGGCCGCTGTACGCCTCTATTTTGTCAGGCGCTCGTCTGAGCGCAACATTTTCGGGTTTACCTGAATTGGCGCGGGCCTCTGCAAGCTGGTTCTTGGCACGCTTCTCCATCTCGTGCCGGTCCCAGGGTCGGTATAAAAGGGCTTGGTCCAGTCTGGCGACACATCCAAGAATCGAATCAACGTACCTTTCAAGAAAGGGCGTGGTAGTTTTGGTGCATAGCTTCCACCGTGTTACCGGGTGCCCGCCCCTTGTCAGTTCGTCAATCCGCTTGTCCGTGCGCTCGCACCAGCGAAAAGCATAGCGTTTCTCGTTCTGTTCCTTCCATGCCTCCGGGAAATTGTGCTTTAAATCCAGGGGGGAAATCGATAGCGAAAAATCGTTCATTGATTCTTCCCCTATCGGTTCCCATTCTGCCGTCTCTGCCATCACGCGGTTTACAATCGCCCGCTGTTCCGGCGTTAAAGATTGATTCGCTCGAAGTTTCTGAGCCTGATTGTCTTTTGTTTTAGTTTCGGTTGTTTCCAATTTTTCCTGCCTCATATTTCTATGGGTTTTTGATTTCCGGGGCCTGCCCGGTGTACCTGGCATCGTTTATGCCTCCGCGTGGATCGTGCTTCCCTTGACGCCTAAAATCTTGGCGTATCGGGCAAGCTGCGCCTTACTGGTCAATCCTAACCTTTTGGCGCTGTCCATCTGTTCGGGCGTAAGCGTTACCGCCTTTGTCGTGTCTGAGGATTTGCCTTGGCTCCCGGGTTTGCTTTCTTTAATCCCCTTCTTGCGGGCCTCCTCGGCTTTCTTTGCTAAATCGTTTTCAGAGGTCTTCAGGGCTTCCGCCTTGGCGTCCTCTTTTATTTTTTTAATGGTGTCGGGTAGACTTTTTAACGCTAACAAACCAAACGCTAAGTGCTCTGCAAACGGATGACCGTCCAGGTGCGCCCACTCAATCGCCTTTTGAATCCCGGTGTGTAATTCAGATCCTTCCTTTCTTGCGTCCGGGTACATCTTCTCTAACAAAGCGTCCATGTCTGCGCGCTTGGTCTTAATATCAACGCTCTTTTCTGCCGCCGCCGTTGCGTCAACCTTTCCAAGCCGCGTCATTTCTTCCATAATCTGGAAAACCACTTCCGGTTCATTGGAATGGTCTTTGTAAAGCTGCATCAACTGCGCTTTGGTAAACGGGGTCTCCTTGTCCTTCTTCTCGTCTTTTTTGTCCTTTCGCAGGGCATACCCCAAACGGTTTATCTCTTTCTGAAGGCTGTCTATTTCCTTCTGGTGCTTGGCTTCCAGCTCGGATACTTTGTCCGGTTTGTCGTCCTTTTCATCGGCTTTCTTGTCGTCCTTGTCATCAGCCGACTTTGCGTCATTATCGTCTCCGGGGTCGTCTTCTTTGTCGTCCGCCTTTTTTTCGTCTCCTTCGGGCGGTTTGTAATCCGGGTCGTCAACGTCTGCCGTGAATACGGCGTCCGCTATCGCTGCGGTGTCTAATTCTTCTGCCATACGCTCTCCTTTTCGGGTTCGGGCAAAAAGAAAGCGGGCGCGTGTAGGTATGTGGCCCCACATGGCCCGCTTTCTAATTCGGTTGAACCGTCGCCCGGTGATCAGCCGGACTTAGCCCATTATGTTAAACTACTCAGCCAAACTCAGCCGGATTAAATATTGTGCAATGTTCCCTGTGTCCTCATCCATCTGGACGGATAAAAGTTCCTTCAATTCCTTATCGTGCGTCAGGGTGTCGGGTAACTTTAAAAATAAATTTATCATCTCCAATTTACCTTGTAACGCCGCTAAGTCTACCTTGCCATTTGTAACCAACTGATAGGCCGCTTTTTTAAGATGCGCCGCCGCCATCTCAACTTGTTTCCTCCGGTATGCCCGGAAGTCGTCAGAGCGCAAAAAGGCGTTCCAATCGCTCACTTGCCTTTACCCTTTCCGCGTTTACCCTTGCTGCATGGCATTTTGTTGCCCTCCTTGCTGTCCGCCCATAACCTGCGCCGCCATCTGCTGCGCTTCCTGGATCGCTTTCATAACCAACTGTTCGGACCCTGGAGTCTTCATAATCATGTCAACAATAGCCTTAATCCCAGGCTTAACCCATTCGGTCGTGTCCGTGTTCCCATAAGCCTTAACAAGCTCCTCGGCTTTCTTAACCGGGTTTATGGATGGGTCGTTTGCCGTCAACTGATAGAAGGTTTCTTTCTCTTTTCGCTCAATCAGCTTGTTTGACAGGTCAGTTGATCCGGTCAATCTGAAATTAACCTTGCGCCTCATAACGCTTCGGGGGATCGGGACTTTCTTCCCGTTCCATAAAAAGGTTTTGTCAAGCGGCATGTGCTGATAATACAGGTCATAAATCGTGCGAATCAGGCAAAGGAAATCTTCCCGAATGGATGCCGATTGATAATTATGCTTGATATTACCTTCCTGAATAACCGCCATTGTCTCGGTCGCTGTGGTGTCCTTGGTCCCGCTTCTACCAACCTGTAAATCACCGATGGAAATCAGTCTCTCCCAGAACGAAACCCATAAATCAATCCACTTCAAAATCTGATCGGGATTGATGGAAAACTTCGGGAAAAACAGCCCATCAGTTGAATCAACCTTGATACCTTTTCCGGCTTGAAGTTTGATCCCCTCTTTGTATTTGTCCAGCCCGGTTGACTCGGTAAACAGAAACCATGGAATCATCGTTACCTCTGCGACATTGATCGCCGTGTTGAAGGTCTTGCTGGCCCCCTCCTGGATCGCCCGAATCTTGTTATAAATCGAAGTGCCGTAGCTTTTCCCTTTTCTCGGAAACAACCTCGACCGCTTAATCAGGTGTTCATTCTTGAAATTCAGTTCAATCAGCGGAATCACCCTTAAAACAATCTGGCTATCCTCGGCTATCTGGACAACCAGCCTTTGCTCGGTGTAATCTGTTACCTCTTTTTCGTCTTCAACATCATCTTCCCGTTGAATATAAGAAACGTAACATTCGAAACACGGTATGGTTTTCTTGGCGTGAACCTTTACACCGTCAATCGCCTGCGCCGGCGTCTGGTTATCGTCTGAAATCTCGTAACTGCCGGCCTGATCGCATAACCACGGGCCGATGTTTTTCTTAATAAATCCTTTCTTTGCTTCGGCGTCCCGCAAAAGCTCTGCGTATGTCGGCCTGATCCTGCGGATAACCGGCGCCGCCTCCCAATCATCCACATCATCAGGTATCAAAATATCGGTAAATGGTATTGTCTCAGCTTTCCCGCCCTCAAACACCACTTGCATGGTGTCTTGAAATTTTGGCTCCCCGGTCTCCGGGTCAACCACTACCCCTCCAACCTGTGTGGGCAACAGGGCTTGCATTTCCTGCTGAAGCTGCATCCCATTTGCCCGGGCAGCTTGCGGGTCAACCTGGGCTATCTGCTGCGTTTGCGCCTGGGCCTGCTGAAGCTGCGGGGCAAACTTGGCCTGAATTTCCTTAACCATATCGTCAAAAAATAAAAAGTCACGCTTGGTTTCTTCTTCAAGTGAATATTCGGGGATCAGGTAAACCGTCCCTTCCCTCATTAACTGATTCACTAAAGACCCGGCAAACCCTTCAATGTTCACAACGTCCTGTAATTCCTGGTTGAACCATTCCTGCAAAATTTCGGTGGGTTCGTCCTTCTTCTGGTCGTTCTCCATCTCAAAATTGATATACGGACGTTTACCAACCAGACCGGCTACTAAACGAGGTTCCAAATTGTCGCAACTGATTGTCGTCAACGGTAACACTACCCCCGAAGCGCCTTCCCATGGGTCTGTCGTCGGCTTCTCAATCTGGTCGTAGGCTTCGTTGCTCTTGCGGATGTCGTCAATGGTTTTCTTACGGTACGCTGATTCCTCAATCGTCTGCGCAAGCTCCAAACAGTATTTCACCAGCTGCTTGTGGCCCTTGTTCGCCGTGTCCACAAGTGGTGTAAATTTCAGGTCATTAGGCATTTACAGCCTCCAAATATTTCGGGAATGACAAATGATCCTTAACCTTCACCATCTCAACCCGCGTTGCTCCCCCGGTCGTGTCCGGCTTGCCCATGCTCACCGTCCACTTGCCTCCCCGTAGCACCCGCCAACAATTGGCTTTCTGGTATGTCTCCCAGCTGGCTTTGATCTGTGTCATGGTCAACTTAGACTCTGGCATACATCTCCTGATAGCCTTCCTTCTCCGGTTTGTACCGGGAGGTTATATTGGTAAATCCATAGCTCTCACCCTTGGCTGGATCTGCCACTTTGGACGGCATAAGCTGAAACATCCGGCTTGCCATCCCTGCCGTATCCACCCTCTCATCGTGACACCCGGACGCGGCGCCGTATTTCCCGTTTTCCTCAATAAACGTCCGCATTTCCGAAACGGTGGATTTGCACCTGATATGAACCTGTCCATCTCTTGACATACGGTAAAGATCATCAACCATAAGAGGTTTTGTCTTGCTGTTCGTGCTCCATCCCGGCTCACCCGGCTTCCATTCAAACATCGGATATTTTTTGCGTTTCAGGTCGGCAACGACTGTATAACCGTGGTTCTGTAATTCGACACAGGCCGCCGCCATCCCAAACAGTTTCCCGGCCATCTCAGCAACGTCGGCAATTAAATCATATTCGATATGTCCGTGCCATTGCGCCGCCTGCTTCCCGGTCCGGTGGTTCCACACATCAATGCAGGTCGGGTCAGGATCTTTCTTATCTTTGATTTGTCGCTCGTTCTTCCCGCCCCCGGAATCGACGCACAAGAAATATTGCCCTTTGGGGTCCGGTCGCTCCCACATTCTGAACTTTCCGTGTATGTTTCGCCTGATCCTGACCTGACCGGCTCGCTCTACCAGGTCGCCAATAACAAGCGGTTCGGTACACTCAGCCTCGATCTGATCGCATAAAACCTTGGGATAAACATTTGTCCCGGTTGATAGAAAGGCTTCCTCTACCGTTGCCGGGTATTCCTGCCGGAACTTGTCAACTGAGCCGTTACACTTGTTCTCTATCGCCCATTCCCGCCAATGCAACTGCTCCAAAGTTAAGCCGTATAACCTCCGTAATTTGGAGCTTTCGGCCTCAATCCATTGCATTTCAATCGGATCAAACACTTTTTGGGTTATCTTGGATTCAAACGCCTCTTTTTGCTCGTTTGTGTCAAATCCTCTCTGATACCGATCATGCATAAACCAGGGAATGAAAACTAATATCCAGTCCTGCCCGTCAGCCCTCCATGCAAATTGATAAAGACACTCGCTGTCCGGCATGTGCTTTGCCACCTGCTTTAGCTCGGCCTGATAATAAATATGCTGCCCTTCGCCGTAGGCTTTAAAAACGTCCTCCTGAAACGAATCTCCGAATCCGTTCGCTGTTGACTCCCGGAATATCTCAGACTCTGCCGGCGGGTCTGGTACGCCTTGCAAAAGACCAGTAAGAAGGGTT